AGATCTACACGCGTAAGATCGTCGGCAGCGTCAGATGTGTATAAGAGACAGCTATTGGAGAATACTATGGCTTTCGTACTAGATATGAGCCAAGGTAGCGCTGACCATGACGGCAAACTAGAGTCCTACTCTGTCGCAGCAACTCACGCTACTTTACTAGCCCCAGGTGATGTCGTTGTAATCACTGGCGAATCAGATACAAAAGGCCGAGCTGAAGCAGATGCAGCAGCACCCGGCGCAGCAGTTACAGGCGTTATTGCTGGAATCTCACCTCAATTAAAAACCGAAAACCTTGCGGAAACTGGATTGCCAGCATCTACCGAGGGCAATATCATGGTTCACATTGACCCTAATTTAAACTTCATTGCTGATGTTACCGGTGGCGCTTTACTGGCTGCTGATGTTGGTTTAAATGTTGATATTGATGCTACCGCAGCAACCAAAAGCGGCGGTTTAACAATCTCAAACATGGCTGTTGATTCAACAACTAAAGCCACAACATCAACATTGCAATTTCGCATTGTCGGCCTAGAGCCGGATGGTGTTGATGGTGTTCCTACGGGCCTTAAAGCTCGTGTTCGATTAAATAACACTACAATCCGTAGTGGCGCGGCAGGAGTTTAATTATGTCAGGTACTATTACTACAGGTAACGCACCACGACTCTTGCTAGAGGGCTTGGAGTCAATTTTTGGTAGTGAGTATGATGAACGCGAGATGTTATGGCGTCGAGTCTTTGAAGATAAGGGCTCATCAAAGGCTTACGAAGTGCTTGCACAAATGGAAGGTTTTGGCTTAGCTTCTGAGAAACCAGAAGGCCAAGAGGTTCAATTTGACACGCGTCGACAGGGTTTTGTTCCTAAGTTTATTGCAACTACAATTGCAAAAGGCTTTGTTGTTACTGAGGAAGCGCAGGAGGATGATTTATATTCTCAAGCTCAACGTGACACAATGTCACTAGCTCGCTCAATGCGTGTTACAGAGGAGACGGTTAGTTTTAATATTCTTAACCGCGCTTTTGATGCTAGCTACACAATGCCAGGCGGTGACGGTAAATCATTACTAGCTAATGACCATCAATTAGGCCCAACAAATACAGGTACATACTCAAATGTTGCAGCAGTAGCGGCGGCGTTTTCTGAGGCGTCACTTGAAGATATGTTGATCCAAATTGACCGTGCAACTGATGCGCGTGGCTTGCCTATTCAGTTAACTCCTGAGTTGATTGTCGGCGCAAGTGAAAACCGCTTTGAGTTCGAACGAGTTATGGGCTCAGTGTTACAGAATGATACAGCCAACAATGCTGTAAATGCTGTTAAGTCAATGAGTGCTGTTCGCAATGGCTGGATTACAACTCCATACCTAATCGGTAATGCTTGGTTTATCAAAACTGACGCAATGGATGGCCTATGCAGCTTTAACCGTATCCCACTAAGCTTTGGTGAAGACAATAGCTTTACTACTGGTAACTTACGCTATAAAGCGCGCCAACGTTACAGTAAGGGCTGGGCTGACCCTCGCGGCTTATACGGAAACGCAGGCGCATAAAAATATAGCCCTGCAATAGCGGGGCTTTTCCTTTCTTAAAGGAGTAAAAGCATGACACAAACACGAGTAAACGCACTTGGTTTGAGCGGTAACAACTCAAAGTACGACACAGTTAAAGCAATCATTGAGATTGATTTAAGCATTCAAGCAAGTGCATCACCCATCAATTCAAATATATTCCTAACTTACGGTCAAATCCTTAGTGCGTGGATTTACACAAAAACACCTGAAACCACTGGCGCAGTAAAAACTGTATCCGTTGGTATTGCTGGCGGCACTGGTACAGAGTTAATCAATGCTGGCAGTGTTTCTAGTGCAGGAATTAACGGCAGCACCACAATTCCACTAACAACTAATTTAGCTGATGAGATTACATATACATTAGGCTCTGCTGACTTCGCCGAATTAGAAGCAACGCTAGTTCTTGAAGTTAACCAGCAAACTAAATTATAGGGAATTGTTATGGCTGATGTAAATGGGAACCCAGGCTATACGCAGCTTGAGAAGCTAAATGTAACAGAAGAGTTAAGAGTGCAAGGTATACCTGTAAATCCGGGTAGTGGCACATTCGCTCAAAACGTCATTATAATTAACGAGATAAGCGACTTAGATGCTTATGTTTCTGGTAGCAAATACGTACTGGATGGGAATTACGTTTATGACTTCAGTGCCTTAAGTGGTATTACACTCCCGCACGCTTTCGATGTTTCAGCGGGTGGCATTGTTATCAAAGCGGAAACAGCGCTATATGCAATGATTTTCTATTTCGGCACAGACCCTTTATTCCAAGGTGCTAATTTGGATATTAGAAATATAACCATATTTGCCCCGTCTGCTGAGATATTCTCATTAACAAAAACTGGCTCAGCCGATTACTTCCTTGCCAGTACTGTGCTAATTGCGGCGGCGGCAAAATACGGTACGTTTGATTTACACGATGTAAATATCATTAACTGCGGCACTATTGATGTTGCTGACGGGTTAACATTAACTGGTTCCGATTGGAATACAGTTAGGTGTGATGGTTTTAACCTGCAATCAACAAGCGCCTCCTTTGTTGGTATCGATATAACTGGAGCAACGCTTAGTGATGCTAGATTTGACTCTGTTGTAATGAATGCCCCAGCTGGCGCGGAAGGCTTTAGGGCTTCCGCTAATAACGTTAATATCTCGCCTAACGAGCTTTGTACTTACATTAACGGTGCTTTCACGGGTGGCATTACCCAGCTAGCTGGCGGAGTTACAACGAAAGATATTAGGTATGACTTTGGGCCAAATGGCGGACTGCCTGACTCGATTATTGCATCAAATCCATATCTTGCAACGCCGACCACGGTTGTTATAAGCACGATTAATGTATTTGTTAAGGTTAATCAAGGTAACTGGCTTAGCTCTGTAAGTGAGCGATTAACCGTTAGTGCTGATGGTGATGTAACAAACGCCACTGAACAACCAATAAGAATAGATTTTACTGGGTTTGTAACGATGGAAAAATCTGGCGGTGGTGCTGACTACATTAAAGCGAGATACGCACTTAATGATGATCCAAACGACCCAGAAAGCATTATTACTGAGAACGGCTCCGAGAACTCACAACCAACCAGTGTACCAATGGTTGGTATATTTACACTGCAACCGGGTGACTCTGTGTCAATGTGGGTAGCAAATCAAGATTCAACTGCAAATATAGAAGTGATAAACGCTAAATTCACAAACTTTAGATTGAGGTAATAACATGAGCAAAACAAGACAGGCAGCACAGCAAAAGAAAGGTTCACAGCTACCGCCTAACCAGCAAGGTAACAAGGTTTAGCTGTGGCCAGGATGCGTAAGCATGGGAATAAGGCCGTTCCCGGCGATTATAAAGTTAGGGATGACATAAGCGGCTTTACCTATATGCGCTCAGAGTGCAAATTCACTTGGGACAATAAACTTGCTCCCAAGGAATTTTACGACGAGAAGCACCCGCAATTAATAGTTAAGCCTAGACAAGATAAAATAAGCGTTGCTAACCCACGGCCAACGCCAGAAGACGATGCAAATTTGCCATTTGGCGAGGGTAATAAAGACTACTTATGAATCAACCTACACTACAAAGAACGGCTGTTGACATAGTAAAGAAAGCACTTAGATTGCTAGGTGTGATTGATGCTGAGTTATCATTAAATGCTGTTGATAGAGAGCAGGGTATTGAAACACTCAATGACATGGTTAAAAGCTGGCAGCAACAAGGATTTCACTTGTGGACCATCACTGAGGGCGTTTTATTTCTTCAGCAAGGCAAGGAAAAGTATAAGCTTGGCTCTGGGTGCAAAAATGCAATTAGGGACGACTATACACTGGATTCTGTTACTGCTGATTATGTGCCTGCCTCGCTATTAATTGAAGTTGCTGACAGCTCAATCTATACAATGAGCGAAACCATATTGATCACGCTTGATAGTGGTCTTAAGTTTGAAACCACCGTCACAGGGTTTGGTATTGGCTCCATATTAATTGCAGATGAGCCAACCGATACAGTAAGCAGTGGTAGTGATATATTTTTAAATATTGAATATATCGATAGGCCAATGAGCATTATTGATACAAGATTTAGAGAGTCAAATACTCGCGAAGACATTCCAACTTATGAATGGGCCAGGACAGATTATTTTGAGCAGCCAGACAAAACAAGTCAAGGCACTGTAACGTGCTGGTATTACACACCACAATTAACGTGTGGCGAATTGTATGTTTGGCAAGCGCCATCATCAAACAATCAGCAGTTAAGAATCACATACGTTAGGCCAACAGAGATAACACCTGAGAATGGTGATAACCCTGACTTTCCTAGTGAATGGTTTTTGACTCTTGCTTATAACTTGGCTATGTATTTAGCTGATGAATACACGGTCACTGATAGTAAGTTTCAACGGATCCAAATGCAGGCCATGCAATCACTAGAGAACGCTAAAGGCTTTGATAATGAAGATACCTATATCCAATTGAATCCGGACCACACGCGATGATTAGCGAAATACCGTTAAGCGGTGGTTTTTATCAATCTGAATCTCTACCGGTAAGCTCTCAGCGTTGCCTTAACTTTTATGTTAACGTGCCTGAGACTATGGGTATATCACAAGCTCAACTATTCCCTACTCCTGGCCTATCCGAGATTGCAAATAGCGGTGACTTTGAAGTAAATCGAGGCTCGCGCACGTTTAAGTCTGAGCCTTATTTTGTCAACGGCAATAAACTTTACAGGCTAAACCGGGTTGCTGGTAGTGCCACATCATTTAGCTTCAATCTTGAAGAGCTTGGCGCTATAAGCGGAGCGGGTCGAGTTTCAATGTCTGATAACGGAATACAATTGATTATTGTGGTTCCTGGCGCTGGTATTGGCTACACATATGAGAAAACAAATGGATTACAGCAAATAACAGACCCAGACTTTACAGCCAACGGCAATGCTGAGATTGTTGTATTTATTGATGGCTATTTTGTTTTCTCAACGGCTGGCAAGAAGTTTTTTGTATCTGCTTTAAATGATGGCACTAATTACAATGCTTTAGATTTTGGCACGGCAGAAGCGGACCCAGACGACATACGCGGCCTGCATGTTCACAGAAATCAATTGTATGTTTTTGGATCACAAACCTGTGAGGCCTTTAGAAACGTTGGCGGTGCTGGGTTCCCATTCCAAAGAATCACTGGCTACGTGCTACCAAAAGGGCTGGCTAGTAAGTTTTCTATTGCTGAGTTTGACGACACCTTTGCATTCATTGGTCAAGGTGACAACGAATCACCACAGGTTTATGTGCATAGTGGTAATAACTTCACCGCAGTGTCAACAACTGCTATAGATTTAAAGCTCCAAGAGAATACTGATATTCAATTAGATGAAGCCTTTACTTGGTCGTACTCAGCGAAGGGTGAGGACTTCATAGGATGGACAACTGCCGCGGGTACTTTCGTTCTTCAGTCAAAAGCCAGCAAGCTAACACAAAAGAAAGTATGGTGCCTG